TAAAGGTAATACTAATGGAAAAGTATCATAATAAGGTAAAGTCTTTTTATATTTTGGATCATAAAAAAACAAATTTAATAATCCTATATTAGGTCGGCCTGTTAATTGGCCTTGTCTCATCAATTTGCCAGCTGTTATTCTATCTGCTACCGAAGCAACAGCATTACGATACCAACTTGCTGATTTTTTTGTGTCCCCTTGTTTACTAACTAGGGTATCTAATATACTTGCCATTTACTATATTTATGTTAGTTATAGACACCTATGTCTTTTTCAGTGAAGATTTTAAACTCTAAATCGTTACCCTCACAATAGGTTTTGGCTGCTGTCCATTTGGCCTGATTTTTAAGATATTCTAACTGTTCACGTATAAAGTACTTACTTTGTTTTTTAGGTGCTTTTGGTGGGAAACATTGTTTATATGGTTTAATCTCAACCATATATTTCTTGCCTGTTTTTAATTTAAAGATAAAGTCTGGAAAGTATCTATGAATACGATAATCTATTGGTGAACGATAAACTATAGGCACTTCTTCACTTGCCCAAAATTCAATAGCATCATTTTTATCCAAATAAACCATCATACGTCTTTCCAATAGTGAACGATATACTATTCTATTTGGATCACCAATGTATTTCTTAGGGTGGGTGGGTTTATATATTCCTTTATAACTTGCTCTCATATCACATATAAATATTACTATTAATCATATAAGGTATTTATCGTGTTAGGAAAGATAGCTTCCATAGTACAACAGAACTTAGGCAATTTATCAGGTGGGGTTTCAGGATTGGTTGACAGTGTAAAAAACAGTGCTCAAACAAATGCAGCCGCTGCTAAGATATTAAATAAATCGCCATTAGAAATTTCAGATACTTCACCTACACAACATCTAAAACAAAATCCATACGAATATGGAACAGTTTATTATCCATCAGACGTATCAAATTTAGGCACTGGCCATTATATGATATTTGATATAGTAATGAACAAACATTCAACATTTCAAAATTCATCTTTTTCTGGCAATAAAATAAATGTAAACAAAGCAAACAAAGTTGGTGAAAATAGATTAGAAACTTTTGGTAAAAAAGTAGGTGTTGTTGGTTTACAAGACAAAGCAAGTAGAATTACACAAATAAAAGAAAATGGTATTTCATCAGATAGATTGACTAAGGTTAGCTCAGGATTAAATGCTAAAAATCCTACACACACTTATGTATCAGATTCAATTATACTTTATACACCACCACAAGTTAAAACAACTTACGCTACTAATTATGACCAAGCAGAAACAGGTATAGCTGCTGGGTTTATGGGTGTAAAAAGTTTTGGAGATGCTTTAAAAGCATTTGGTGGAGGTGGAGGTGCATTAGGATTAGAAGCATTAAATGCTGTAACATCTTTAATACCTGGCGGTGGTGATGCTAAGGCTGTATTTACAAAAACAACAGGCAGAGCAATTAATCCCAATATAGAAATGGTATTTAAATCTGTACCTATGAGAGAATTTACATTTACATATGAATTTTCTCCAAGAAATCAAAAAGAATTAGATAGTATAACTAAAATAATTAATCTATTTAAATTTCATATGCAACCTGAATTAGGTTTAACAAACTTTTTTGTTGTACCATCAGAATTTCAAATAACATATATGTACCTTGAAAACAGAAACTCATACATTCCTAAAATATCTAGGTGTGTATTGAAAAATTTAGAATTAGATCAATCACCAGAAGGCGTGTTTACAACTTTTGCTGCTGATGAAAAAGGTGCTGCTCCCGTATTAAGTAAAATGACATTAACATTTGCTGAAACAGAAATTATGACTAAACAAAAAATTGCTGAAGGCTTCTAATGTACTTTTCATATTTTCCAAAAGGTTATTACGATCTAAAAAATGATGGTAACTTAAAACTAGTTACTGATCTAATGCGTAGAGTAAAAATTAGATCAAAAATACTTGACGAGGTTAGTTTATATGATTTATATGACGTACAAGATGGTGATAGTCCAGAAACTATAGCATTTAAACATTTTGGTGATAGTAAATTACATTGGGTTATATTATTAACAAACAATATCAGTGATAGATATTATGATTGGCCATTATCAACAAATGAATTTGAAAATTATTTAATAGAAAAATATACAAATCCAGATGGCATACATCATTACGAAATTGCTCAATCAAGTGGCCCAATAACATCATCAGACAATTCACATTTAATAGAAGTTTACAGCACAACACCAGGAGCTTCTTCAGTATCTAATAGAGAATATGAAGAAAGAATACAAAACGTTAAAAGACAAATTAGATTATTAAACACAGCATATCTAAATATTTTTATAGAGGAATTTCAAGGATTAATTGGTGAGTAATTATGTATAGCTCAATTGATACAACGGCTTTAAAAAGACCTGGCGATTTTATATTATCTGAAGTAATATTAACTTCTTACCAAAGTGAAGGCAACAATTCAATACCCAAAAAAATATCTGTATCAACTCTTGTAACTGAATTAAACATTTACGAAAGCATACACAATAAAACATTATCAGGCAGTCTAGTATTAATAGACGCTCAGAACGTTGTTGCTGCTTTACCTTTAACGGGATTTGAAAGATTAGAATTTAAATTATTTACACCATCAATATCCAGAGGTTTTGATTTTACAGAAAAATCAGGCCACCCAATGTACATATATCGTATAGGCCAAAGACAAGGTATGAATCCTAGAGTGCAAACTTATATTCTATACTTTGCTAGTAAAGAAATGATACGTAATGAACAAGTGAAAGTGACTAAATCTTACACAGGCCAAATATCAAATATCATTACAGATATTTTAAGAGATCCAGATTTATTAGATACAGAAAAGGACGTATTCGTGGAAGAAACAAAAGGTATACACAAATATGTTATACCTACTGAAAGGCCTTTAGATACGATTGAAACATTATCATTAGAGGCAAGAAGTAAAAAATACCATAATCCTGGAATGCAATTATATGAAACATCTTTTGGTTTTAATTTTAAATCAATGGAGAGTATGCTGGCCATTACAGATTCACAGGCAAGACCTGTTGTTGCTCGTTTTGAACCAAAGCCTGCCAGTATTCGTATAGATGGTAATTGAGACATCATACAAGAAATGAAGATTGCTTCAGCATTTACAATTAAAGATCAATACAACACATTAAAGAATTTAAGAAACGGAGTATTTGCCAGCCTCATTACTCAATATGATGCTTTTAATAAAACACATAAAGATATTATATTTGATTACAATAAAGAATATGAACTGGCCAATCACACTGAACACAGTGCTGATGGTGGTAGAACTGATAACAAAGGTATATTGCCTTTAGTGAATATGGGTGGTAAATTAATGTCTGACTATCATCACGGCGTACAATATCTAAGATCAGATACATCCAATCTTCACAATGATATTGAAACATCACCTACAAGTGAAATAGTGCCAAGAAGATTATCTTCTAAATTGGCCTTTGAAACATTTAAATTAGAACTTACTGTACCAGGATTTACTGGCCTATCAGCAGGAGAATTGATTGCCTTTGATATGCCGAGTTATACGTCAGTGAGTGATACAAACCCATTAGACCACGATCCTTATATGTCAGGTCGCTATCTAGTCAGTGGTATACGCCACATTGTATCCGTTTTAAATGGTAAACACTCAATGGTATTGGAATGCTTGAAAGACAGCGTTAAACGACCTTATCCTGAAGAACTGAATGATACATTTACAGGTAAAGAAAAGGCCGACCGAGGTATTATAGATCAATACACATTAGACGAAACATTGATTGCCAACGATCTTACCTCACAAAACGTATTCAAAGCATAATGAGAAACGCTCCGAGACCGCCGCTCCGACGGCTATGTATGGATAATAGACCAATGGCCTATTTACCACAACCGAGTGAAAGCTCCCATAAATATAGAAACAACCTAAGATAATGAAAGGTCATATGTATAAACGAATTAAAGAAATTTTAAGAAAACTTACAGGTAAACTCTCATTTAAAGTATGTAAGTGTAAAAAATAAAGGATATGAAAGGTGGCCACTATGTATAGTAGAGTAATTGAGCGATTAAAGAAACTTAGAGATAAAGTCAGCGTAGCGTATCTTTTAAACAGCCAGTTTTGGTTATACGCCAGTATTATCGTGTTTTTATGCTGGTATACATATATGGAAAGGCCGGCGTAGAGGCCATTTAAATGGTGTTTTATGACGTATGTTGTTGTGTTATTATCAGGCGAGCTAACGAGAAAAATTTATGAATAACGAGAACTTTTTAGGCCTTAACGGATTTGTCTGGTTTCTAGGTGTTGTAGAGGACAGGCAAGACCCTACTAAAACAGGCCGTCTTAGAGTCAGAGCACTTGGCCATCATACACACGATCTTACTTTATTACCTACTGCTGATTTGCCGTGGGCCAGTGTAATGTTACCTACTACGGCCAGTGGAATAT